AGCTTCCCTGTTGACGTGCGGATGGTGCGGGTTAGTGGTGATGAAACCAGCACGAGACGAGGTAGCACCACAATTTTTCAGAGCTTTACCGAAATTATTGACGACAAGTTTCGTTATCCCAACTCAGCTTTGGTTGGTTTGCGGTTTGACTCGCGCCAGTTCAACAGCATCCCAACCCGCAAGTATTTGATTCGTGGAATCAAGGTCAAGATTCCAAGCAATGCAACGGTAGACACCACAACGCATCTGGGACGGCTTACATATTCCGGCATCTGGGATGGCACGTTTCAAGCTGCAACATGGACAAATGATCCAGCCTGGTGCCTATATGACCTTTTGATTTCTGAAAGGTACGGAGCAGGTGTACCTGAATCAACGCTCGATAAGTACGACTTCTTTGCGATTAGCCAGTATTGCAACGAGCTTGTCGATGATGGAGCGGGCGATGTAGAGCCGCGTTTCAGCCTCAACATGCTGATTAACAGCAGGGATGAGGTTTACAACGTCATTCAGCAGATGACGGCAATCTTCCGTGGCATTGCGTATTACGGCGCTGGAACGTTGCAGCTACTGCAGGACAAGCCGTCTGACCCGCAGTACTTGCTGGGACCAAGCAACGTTGTTGACGGCATTTTTCAGTATCAGGGCACGTCTCAAAAAGCGCGCCACACCGTGGCTGTGGTGGCTTGGCAGTCATATGACACCCGTGGCGACATTGAATATGAATACGTTGAAGACCATGATGCAGTCGCCAAGTACGGCATCATCAAAAAGGACATCAAGGCGATTGGTTGTTACAGCCAGGGCCAAGCGCATCGCATCGGTAAGTGGACACTGCTCTCCGAGCAGAACCTGACTGAGACGATTCAGTTCAGCGTTGCGATTGAAAGCGGCATCATCCTGCGTCCTGGCATGGTCGTGGACATTGCTGATCCTGTTCGTGCTGGTGTGCGTCGTTCTGGTCGGATCAAACGTGCATCCACGACAAGGATTGCAACCGACAGTGCAGATGACCTAGTGACTTCACTGGCAGCTGCCAACAACCCGAGGCTGTCAGTGATTTTGCCTAGCGGGATTGTTGAGCAAAGAAATATCCCTGTTGGTGGTATTACCTTTGCAGGCGGGGAAGAGACTGTTTCTGCTGGTCAATTTGAGGTTGAGGATGGGGATGACCTGTTGCTTGAGGATGGCAACAAATACATCCTGCAAGGTGACACCATAATTGATGGTGTAGATATTGACGTAACGCCTGCATTTAGCGAAGTACCTGCTGTTGGATCGGTATTTCTATTCCAAAACGACGAAACTCAATCTCAACAGTTCCGCATTGTGTCTGTCGCTGAGGCGGAAGAGGGTATTTACGGCGTCAGCGCTGTTGCGTATAACAGCACCATTTATGACGCAGTTGAATCTGACAATGAGCTGACCAATCGCGACATCAGCAACCTGTCGTTGATTCCCAACGCAGTTGACAGTATTAGCGTTGAAGAATTCTTATATGAAGAAGGCAATGGCGTGCATGTTGGTGCGTCAGTCAGCTGGAATCATGATCGCGTCAATGTTAGTGAGTTCCGCGTTCAATATCGAGTTGATAATGACAACTGGCAGGCTGTAGAAACATCTTCGCCTTCAGTAACTCTGCGAACACTGCGTGCAGGCCGCTTGTATGTCCAAATTCAAGCTAAAAATTCGTTGGGTAAGGGCAGTCAAATTACAGCTGCAGATTTTCAGTTAGAGGGAAAAACTGCTGCCCCGGCAAATGTTCAAGGCTTCAGCATGATTCCTGTTAACGGCCAGGCGCGTTTGACTTGGACGCAAGCCACTGATCTGGATGTTCGCGTTGGTGGTTATGTTCGCTTGCGTCATTCACCTAATTTAAGCGGCGTCACCTGGCCGACTTCAACTAGCATTTCTGAGCAAATTGCAGGCTCTGCAACTGAAGCGTATGCCGACCTGAAGCCTGGAACGTATAGCGCCAAGTTCGTCGATTCTGGTGGCCGCGAAAGCCTGACTGCAGCGCTGATTGAATTTACAAAACCTGATCTTGACAGTGTTGAGGTTGTTGGTGCGTTGGGTTCTACAGAAGATCCATCATTTACAGGCACCAAAACTAATTTGGTTGTTGACACTGTTACGAATGAACTAGAGCTGGGAGAAACAGGCAGCGAGCTTAAAGCTGCTGGTGATTTTGATCTTGAAGATGGTAGTGCTTTGTTGTTTGAGGACGGCAGCAACTATCAACTGCAGGGAGACAACGCGCTGCATGAGTCTGGAACGTATGTCTTTAACGGCGGCAACACGTTTACGTTGAGCGATGTGTTCAGTCTTAGTCTGGAAAGCACACTTCGGGCTCGTAGTTTCTTCCCGTACGGGGAACGAATTGATGATGAGCCTGACTTTGACTTGATCACTGAGTTTGATGGCACCGCACCAAACACTTGTGACGTTGAGCTGTATATCCGCACTACGCAGGACGATCCGGCAGGTTCTCCAACGTTTACAAGTTGGCGTCGATTCAACAATGCACAGTTCAAGGCTCGTGGCTATCAGGTCAAGGCAGAGTTCAGCACTGGTGGCCCGCAGGAGCAGATTGCTGTTGACCAGCTGCGCGTTCAAGCGCAAATGCCGAGGCGATCAGTGACTGGATCGGTGACGACCAGCGCCAGCGCAGATGTGTCGGTGACTTACGGCACTGGCAACAAGTTTTATGTGACGCCTTCTGTCGGCATCGTTTTCACGGCCAACGCATCAGGCGACTACTACGTCATCAGCAACTCGACGGCTACCGGATTTGATGTGTCGGTCTACAATTCAAGTGATACCCGGATCGCCAAAACGGTGAACTGGACTGCCACTGGCTACGGGATTGGCTGATGTCCTTTGTAAACGAGACAAAAACCACTCCGATCCAGAATGACACTGGAGCGAATGTCCGGGCGGACATCAACTCCAACATGGCTGCGATTTACAGCCTGAATGCGAGTTCGTCCGAGCCTAGCGCTGATAATTCTGTTGCTCGGATGATCTGGGCAGATGAAACCAATAACGAGTTAAAGATCAGGAATGGCACCAATACGTCCTTCATCACCATTGGTTCTCTTAATGAGACCAATCTTGGACTAGCGCCAAAGGCCAGCCCCACGTTCACCGGAAATGTTGGCGTCCCTGCTGGTACGGTCAGCAGCTTGCCACTCCGGTTTAGTGGGGACACGGACACTGGCGTCTTCAGAAACGCTGCCAATGATTTCAGCATTGTTACTGGTGGAACGCGCCGTGCTCACGTCGATAGCAACGGTATTACTATCCGTGACCGCAAAGCCCTGAGGTTTAGGGATACCAGCAACAGCAACTTTGTTGCACTTCGTGCTCCAGATAACGCAGCAAGTGACATCACGCTGACTTTGCCTAGCAGTGATGGCAACGCCAATGATGTGTTGCAGTCAGATGGCAGCGGCAACTTGAGCTTTACCGCGTTGCCAACGGCTGTGCCAAGTGGAACGGTTCACCTATTTGCGACAACTACTGCACCATCGGGTTATTTGGAATGCGATGGATCAGCAGTCAGCAGGACAACGTATGCCGACCTGTTTGCGGTCATTGGTACGACGTGGGGTGCAGGCAACGGCAGCAGCACGTTCAACGTTCCAGATCTACGCGGTGAGTTTGTCCGTGGTTGGGACGATGGTCGCGGTGTAGACAGTGGCCGTAGCTTTGCAAGTTCGCAGTCAAGCCAAAACCTGCAGCACAATCACGGTGTTACTGATCCCGGCCACGGTCACAGCATCAATGACCCTGGTCACTTCCACCAAGTCGCATATACCAACAGCCACAGCGGTGATGGCGTTATTGAAGAATCTGGTGTGGGCTTCAGCGGTTTTGAGCCGACTGAAACGGCTACAACTGGCATTGCCGTCAATCTTGGTCACACAGGCATCAGTACTCAAAACCATGGTGGCAGTGAGGCCAGACCGCGTAACATAGCAATGATGTACGTCATCAAAACGTAAGCCATGGCCGACCGCAAAATTACAGAACTGTCTGCAATGTCTGCTGGCAGTCAGGCCACCGGCGACCTAGTGACGATTGTGGACGTCAGTGAGAGTGCTGCGGCTGATAAGAACAAGAAGATGACGATGGAAAACCTGTTTAAGGGTATTCCTGGGGATGTTGGCATAGGGACTTCAAGCCCTAGCACTAAACTGCATATTTCTGATGCGTCTGCCCCTGAGTTTCGGATCGTAGATACAACTAATAATTGCACAGGATTTTTGCGTCCTGTTGATACCTCTGTGCGTTTTGGCACAGGTTCAAATCATCCTCTTGAGTTTCATATTAACTCAGCAGAGAAAGCCCGCATCGACAGCTCTGGGCGGTTGTTGGTTGGAACGACTAGTGCTTTTGAATCAGGTACAGACACTATTGTTCAAGGCTTGCAAACTTCTGGCGCCCGAATTGCGCTTGGTAGAAATGACTCAAGTGTTTCTTCAGGAAATACCATTGGGCAGCTAAATTTTTACGGAAACGCAACATCGGGCACTTATTCTCAAGTAGCGCGTATTAAATCTCTTGCTGACGGCACACATAGTGGTACTTCGCGCCCTACGTCTTTAGTATTTGAAACAACTGCTTCAAGTGCAACAACATCGTCTGAGGCGATGCGTATCGACAGCTCTGGAAACGTTGGCATTGGAACGACGTCGCCTGCCGAATTGCTAGAAATTCAAGATGGACATATATCCGTTGGATCTTCAACAAACACAACATCGACAAATACACTTATTTCAGGCTACGGATATGTTCTCGGCGGCAGCAAGTTTGGCAATGTAAGCATCAGATCATCTTACGTAAATACCACCAATGCCGCAGGACTTGAGTTTTATGTAGCGTCTCCTACAGTTTCTGAGGCGATGCGTATCGCCAGCTCTGGCAATGTTGGCATCGGAACGTCGTCGCCTGCGTATGGGTTACATGTAAATAACACTGTTACTGTTCAAAACAATGTCCTTCGAGTTTTCAATAATGCGCTGACTGCAGGGTTGACTGTATTTGCGCCAGGAGTTAGTGGAAACTGGGCAGAAAGTACAGGATTTGCCCTTGCATCTGACGCAGGTACGGCTCCTATCGGTTTCCTTCAGGGGGCATCCCACCGGATGCGTATCGCCAGCTCTGGCAATGTTGGCATCAATGTTACTTCGCCAGACAGAAAGCTTGAAGTTGTTGACACTAACTCTAATGGTTCTTATCCACTTGCCGTATCTAACTTTATTGACGCTACCGCAAATAGAGGCGCAGCTATTGATTTTAGATTAACTACAGGAGGAAACACACGCGGTGAGCTTGGCTGCAAGTGGAACAGTAACAGCTCCTCTGATGGGACGCATTTCTATTTTGCTCCGAATGATGGCACTACTGGAAATATCCAGAAGCTGAGAATTGATAATGACGGCCTAAAATTTGGTTCTGACACAGCTGCTGCAAACGCTCTTGACGATTATGAAGAGGGCACGTTTAATTTAAGGCTAAATAACACAGCTGATGATGCTACTTTTACTTTTACTGGCAACCAAGGATACTATGTAAAGATCGGCAGCGAAGTGCATTTTCAGGTTTATATTTTCGGAATAACCTGCACAAACACGGGCACTACTACAAACTCAAGACTCTATGGCCTGCCTTTTAATGCTGGAAGTAATTCTAACCAATATGCCCCTTGTTTAATTATGCACAACAATGCCCTCAGTAATGTTACTGCCGGATATGTAAATATTAACTCATCTTTTATCGTCCCCATGCAGCACCTTTCTGTTAATATCGGTCTGATTACTACAATGTCAAGCAAATCAATGATGGTTGCTGGCTCTTACCGCACCGTTTAAGCCCGCAACGGCTCAAAACTACGCCTAAACCTGTTTCGTTCGGAGAACGCTCCTAATGGCTATCACCAAGCGCACTGAACTCAAAGAAGAGATTCTTCCTAATCAGGTCATCCAGATCCGCACCACTACGGTGGTTGAAGAGGATGGTGTTGAGCTGGGACGTAAGCATCACCGCCACGTTGTTCATCCTGGCGATGATGTGACTGGTGAAGCGCAGGAAGTCCAAAACATTGCCGCAGCACTTTGGACAACTGAAGTGATTGCCGCTTACGCTGCGTCTGTTGCTGATTCTTCCCCCGCCTAATAACAACCCATGTCTACACCCACCACAACGATCACCTGGGCCGTTGGCACCATGGAAGGCGATGCGTCTGACGGTTTTGCTGACGTGGCTCACTGGACTGTGACAGCGGTCAGCAGTGAAACCGACGAAGCTGGCGTTGCCTACAACGAAGGCGCGTATGGAGATGTGCGGCTTGAGCGCCCTGAAACGCTTGTAGCTTTCAACGATTTGCCTAAAGCTGATGTCATTGCTGCTGTCAAAGCGGCCATCGGCGCCGAAAAAGTTACCGCTATTGAAGAGGCGTTGAAAGCGAGAGTCGCTGAAAAGATCACGCCCACCCGCTTTAGGGGTCTGCCCTCTGGTTGGTGATTTCTTTTAGAAGATTGTTCTTGTGCTGGTGGTTGCTTGTCACCTCTTGGCTGATGGCAATCGTGAGCACCGCTCATATCATGTATGGCGCTGGCTACTCACAGGCACAGCGTGATTTCCCTGCACAACAGCAATGCAACGCCCTGACCCGATGATCGCCGCTAAACCTGGTGCGGAAGACGTACAGGCTATGGCGGCTAGAACGCTGTGGCTGGAAGAATTGTTCTTCCTCGATGGCCGCGACATGATCAGCCATCCGCAACACGGTCTGTTTACTGGCCTGGCTCTTAAATATCAAAGCCTGCAGTCAACTGACGGCTATTGATGGCCAAGTCCCTAAGTGGCAACACTTTTGTTGTCGGTAAACCAAAACGGACCAAACAGGGAAATGGTCAACACTCACGCCCAAAAAAGGGCCGAAAGAAGTACCGTGGCCAAGGAAAACGCTAATTCTTCTAATGATCAAGCGTCTTGTTTTTGGTGTAGCCGTTGGCGCACTTGCCTTGGCTCCCCTCTCTGCCCGCGCAGATGAGGGCTTCTACGTGAACCCGGAAATCAACATCGGCGTTGGCACTGAGACCGGCGTGGGTGGTGCCGTCACCGACCTGCACGTTGGTTATGAGTTCTCAAACGGTGCTTATGTGCAGGCTGGCCCTAGCCTCGTGACGCCTGACACTGGCGATTCTGAGGTTGAGCTTTCTGGCAAAGCTGGCATCAGCGGTGGCCCTCTTTACGGTGAGCTTTCATTTGCCACTGGCGACACCGAAACCACCGGTAACGTGAAGATTGGCG